TGAGTGGGGAACGCCGCTGTTGGTTAAATACCAACAGGGATGCGGTTCTGCTTGTTCGGAGAATTCAAGTCTGTCTAACCTCGCAGCATTTCAATTATACTTAATTGATGCTCAGCTCGTATCTTAAGATTCTCCACATGTTTATCTCGGTTCGAAAAATTTATTAACCGAGGGACTTGTGGGAGATTGGGTCTTAAAAGAGTTTTATTTGAAGGTTCAGTACGTTCAATTATCTCTTGTCCAGTTTCTGGACATCGGGTAATTTTAGTACTACCTAAATAAGACTGTTTAAGATCCCTCTCAAGATATCTTATACGAGCTTGACTATCATTAATGTATTCGTTGATAGCTGTTTGCATGACCGTCGGTGAGTGATCACTTAACCCTGATGACTTTTTAAAGTGTGCAGAAAAATTTAAAGCATTGTCTTTAATAGCCACTTTGGCGTCGTCCAACAACTTCTGAAAACGTTGTTTAATTAGGACAGCGGCTCCTTGCCGGAAGCAAGAAATTGCTTCTACATGGCGTTTGTTGTTCCCTATTTCTAGGAAACAGCCACTACGGCCGGTTAACCCAAGCACGAAATGTGCTAGGTTTTCTACCTGAATTTCAGTACCGTAAGGTACTGTCATAAGAAGTTTACACTTCTCATAACGCTTTCGCGATACTTTAAGTAGTATTCGGAGCTGAGGGTGTAGATCATTACCGCTTTTGTAACCTCTTGTCGCGAGATTTCGCCATTCTAAGGCAAAGAGTTCTGGTACGTTCCTACTAGCCCATAAGGCGCTAGTATACGCACCGGTTATCTCTTTACCATTGACGAAAACTCGTTTAGCAAACTCAAAACCCTTAGTTGAAAAACTATTGGTATAAGGGATGTTAAGTTCCTCCAAGAGACTGCAATATTTCATATAGGCAGGACGATCAAAAATTACAATATCGTCTCCCAAAAGCAAGTAATTGCCTTTGGCAGCTTTGTAGCTACCAAAAGCTGACCAAACTATGGCGTGATGTACAATTGCCATAAACGGCCACGAGGACAGTGCTCCCATAGGCTGGCCCGTGTTGTACCGAACCCTTGGTTTGAATTTAGCTTGGGTATCCCAGAATGCTTTTACAGATTTTGGAACTATAAAGTCCCTATCGAATAATTGCACCCATGAGTCACCAAGACCTTCAATCCAAAGGTTACCTATACCTACATATAACCTTTTGTCAATAGCGTCGCTCGCGTTAGATAAGTCCGCGAATCCATAGAAATCATGTCCTTTCGAATGAAGCTTCTGTGCCTTTGTAGACACCTTAG